GATAGTAGATATTCCACACATCTATTGGGATATTTTGGAATGTAGGCCATAGTGGTCTGTTTGGGTCATCGACTTTGCTCATCTTACAAATCTTTCTGTACGAGTAGCCTGTCGATATATTTTTCTTGGCTTAGACCTAGAGCTGCAATTGCTAGGCGATGTTTCTTTGTGTGATCGAACTCGAACATCCAACTGTAGTTGGGGACAGACTCGCGGTAAGGAGTCCAGAAGTATAATGGGCAGTTGACTATTGCACAATCAACCCGTCCTTTTTCACTACCTGGTTGCCAATAGTCTCCACAACATCGAAAGCATTTTGCTCTTATTATCTGTCGCATTGGAATGCGATATTTTCCATTTCGATAGTATATATTCCGAACAAATGTGTTTGGATCGTTTTCTAGACCCATCTCTGTGGCCTTCATAATCATGCTACGATTCCATTTTCCGAAGAACCACTCAAAGTTTGGATTTGTTCCTTTTCTATATGGCATACGAATGTACAAAGGACATCCTTTGATTTTACAGTCGTATCTTCCGTCTGCGAAGTTATTGGTGCAATCGAAGCACTTTGCTCGACACGCTTCGGACATTGATGGTCTTGGCGAGTTAGTAGGATTCCCCATTTTCCCATTCCTCATAGATATCATTGAATATGATATCTTCGATATCTCGTGCTGCTTTATCTGTTATTGTGATACTTGTGAGTTTTTCGTATGCGATCTGTATTTGTTTGAATGTGTCTGTATTACCACCATGGTCAGGGTGGTGTTTTTTTGCGAGTTTTCTGTATTGTATTTTTAGTTCTTCCTTAGAGTAATGTGGGCTCAGCCCTAGTATCTTCCTAGCGTCTGTAAAATTTATTTCTACCATTAAAGAAATTATATAACCCCTGATAGTTTCTGGTTAGAGATATGGAAGACGCAACGGGTTGCAGTTTGACTATCCTGTTGGACTTTAGTTAATTTCATTTTTGGGCAGTTATCTCGGTCTCCGTCAAATATGCAGCAAGTGCATAATCCCCCTCCAGGCGTCGACTCTTTGAACGCCCATGTCACCGGTGGCTTTGTTGGCCTCCTTATTCTCATTTCATTCCTCCTCGAGTTGCAGATTACACTGCCGCTTGTAAAACCGTTTTACAGCTTGCTGATCCTTGAACCATATTCTCATACGTCGGTTGAACCAGGCTTCCGATTCTCGGTGTAGTTTTAGATGTTGTTTTGCGATGATTGAATAGCACCCTGGGCACACGGTTACGTGCATTCCACCTGGATGTGCGAACATAATCTTAGATGTGCGTTCAAGACATAATTCACATGTGTCCATGCGTACAATTATATCTGTATAATTTGAGTTTGATTATTAAGGTTGTATAGTAGGTATGAGATGAGAGTAAGAAGACCAATCGTGGAAGATGTTGAAATTGACGATGCCGAGGATTTTGAAGAAGAGTTAGACGACGAAGAATCGGACAGTCAATACATTGTTCAACCACAGATTATACGTGGTAAAAAACGAAATGTGTATGAGTCAGAATATCTTCCACCGTTGATTAAGTTTCCTGCACATCTTCCACGAAATGAACAACGTCCTTGGAAGAGAGAAGCACTATTGTATTTACGTGCATTTCTCGCAGAGGGCTTATCTCGTACTGAAATCATGGAACGTATGGGTATTGAGAGTACCAAGGTCTATGACAAGTTAGAGTATCGTCTCATGGAAACTGACGGTGCTCGGTTTGTACAGATGGGTACTGCTCATCGTTACTATATTCATTCGTTGCGCACTGAGCAGCTTGTCAGGGAGCTTGATCAGTTTGTTCGTACTCATATGAAAGATGACCCAAGGAAGTCTGGTGTTGTCGGTGCAATTAAGGCGAAGGCACAACTCTATAAAGATATGATTGTCATGGGACAGGAACTTGGCATCATTGACAAGCGTGCGAAGGAACTTCGAGTTCTCGGTGAGATTAATCTTGGTGCACTTCCGAATGAAGAGCTTCGTGAATTGCTGGAAAAGCGACTTGAGTGGTTTCAGAATGTGATGACTTCACCACAAAAACTTCCATCTGCACATGGAAATATTTTGGAGCGGTCAGTTCGACAAATCGAGGAAAATGATGTCGTTGATGCCGAGTGGGAGGAAGAAGAAACGTCGGAAGCACAAGAGGAGGATCGACCCTAGAAAGAATCCTTACACTATAATCACTCCTGAGTATGCAAAATATATGCATCCATCAAGTGTGACGATACCAGGGTTAAAGGATAAGCTTATCGATGCAGTAAAGGAAGCTGACGAAATTCAAACTGAGATAATTCGTCGGGCGGTCATGGTTGAAGACCGACTTGATGTTCTCATGAGGCTTCTTGATCTTGATGTTCGAGCACATCATCAGACTTATATAGATTTTTTCGATAGGATCAGAAAAAGAGGCAAGAAGTATGGAATGCTTCTTGGTCCTCGTGGTTCAGGTAAATCAACTGTATGTGACATCTGCTATGTCATTATGCGTGTTTTGCAGGATCGACAAATTAATGTTCTTATTGCTTCGAGGACGAATGATCAGGCTAAATCATTTCTTTCAGCCGTCAAGGGTAATCTTGAGAAGCTAGAGAAACTTGGAATCTTTGGAAAGCTTGTCGGTGATAAATGGGACGAAACTACTGCGAGTGTGTATGGTCGTGAGCCAGTACAGAAAGAGCATACATTCCATATTGCTGGTGCTGATGGTGCAGTTGTCTCGAAGCATTTCGAGATAATTATTTGTGACGACCTCATTGAAGAAAAAAATGCGAAGACTGAGACTGGACGAGAAACAGTACTTCACTTTTTCTACAAGTCACTTTTTCCATGTTTGAAGTCAGGTGGGGAACTTCGTGTACTTGGTACTCGATATCATCCGGAAGATTTGTATTGTCATCTTGAGTCACAAGATCCGAACTTTAAAGATACAGTTTTTATCATGCCAGGTGTTTTCGATAAGGACACTGGTGAGTATGTAGATCTTGTTCAAAATGATGATGGTTCATTTTCGCTTCCAGAGAATGCAACTACATGGGACCCAGAGGGATTTTCAGTTGATGAGCTACTTGCGCGTCGTCAAGGTATGCCACATGGTGATTTCGAGGCGCAATATCAGAACAGAATTGAGTTTCTTCGTGGAGATTACTTTACATCTGATTGGTTTCAGTATTATGATGAAGACCCAGCGGCATTGGTCGAGGAGTTGGACCTGGTTGTTTGGATGGGGGTTGACCTTGCCGTTTCTCAAAAACGATCAGCAGATGAATTTGCAATCGTCGTTGTTGGCATAACTCGAAAGACTTTCGAGATTTATGTGCTTGATTACATTGCAGGTAGATTCTCATTCAACAAACAAAAGCAGCACCTCAAGGATATGTTCGATATTTGGGACCCGGTTCGGACATTTGTTGAGTCCAATGCGTATCAGGCAGTCCTTGAGTCAACCGCAGCAGAGGAATTTCCTGATGTTCGCACAATGCCTATTTGGACAACAGAGGATAAAATTACTAGGGCTACTGCATTTCAGCTTTATTATGAACGGGGACAAGTATTTCACAGAAAGAATCGTTCAGCTAAACTAGAGACTCAGCTAACTGGATTCCCACATGTTAATTTGAAGGATTTATTTGATGGGTTGTATATTGCAGTGTGGGGTGCAATGAGGGGTGGACGTAGAGCTGGTCGTAGGAAAGAAGAACCAGGGCTATTTGGAGGCTGAGATGCAGGATAGCGCAACACTCAAGAAATCAACTGAGGTCGTCAAGTCCGTTCTGAAAACGACGATCATCAGACCCTCGATCTACGAAGAGGAGAAACAGAAGCAAGCTCAGCAGGTAGATGCTAGACCTGAAAGCAAGGCGATGGAAGAAGATCCATTTGCCCATAACTATGATCGCTACCAGGCTATTGTCCCTCCATTTGATCTCTATACTTTGAGCCAGATGCCAGAACAAGCTGGTGAGATGACTCCAGCGCTTGATGCAATGAGTGTCAATATTGAGAAGCTAGGACAGCGAATTGTCCCACGACCTGGTGTTCAGGCAAGAAATGAAGAAACTCCTCCGGATATTCTTGGGCAGATTGCTATTGTCAGGAACTTCTTTGACAATGCAGTTCTTGACCAAGAGGACGTTTGCATCGAGGAGCTTCGCTCGAGAGTTCGGAAAGACCTCGAGACGACGGGCAATGCATACATCGAAGTCATTCCGAAGCTGAATGAGCCAAATGTACCAGCAGGATTGAAGCATCTTCCGAGCTGGACCATGCGTATTCGCAAGCTTGATGAGGAGTCGACTAAGTACGAGGTTCCTAGAGCTATCCAGGACAAGGATGGTAATTGGTCGATGAAGGACTTTCCGACCTCGAAGAGGTTCCGAAGGTTCATTCAGATTCGTGAGTCAGGCGCTCGAGCTGTGTATTTCAAAGAGTGGGGAGATCCAAGGTCGATTAGTTTTGAGACTGGGTTGGTTGCCAAGCGAGGCAAGTTTCGTCCGGAGGAAGCTGCACATGAAGTCATCCATCTGAAGCTTTACTCAACACGTAGTCCATATGGACTTCCGAGATGGATTGGTCATCTCTTCGCGATTTACGGCACACGAGCTGCGGAGGAGATCAATTATGTTACGTTCGAGAACAATCAGATTCCTGCATTGGCATTGTTGGCGACGAATGTTGCTGTGACACAGGGTTCTATCGATAGGATGAAGGAGTTTATTGAAGAGCGTGTCCAAGGCAATAAGAATTACGCGACCATTGTTCTAATCGAGGGTGAGCCAATTGGCGAGGGTATGCGTGATCCTGGTGCTATGAAACTGGATATCAAACCACTCACTGAATTCCAGCATAGTGATGCGATGTTCCAGAACTATATCGCTATGAATAATGCACTGGTGCGACGGTCATGGCGACTGCCACCTATCCTTGTGGGATACTCAGATGACTACAATCGCGCGACCGCGGAAGCTAGTTTGAGACTTGCTGAGCAGCAGATCTTTGCGCCTGAGCGGAAGACAATGGATACGGTATTTACGAATACTCTTATTGCACGTCTCAGACAGCCATCGGTTATGTTCAAATCGAACACTCCGAATGTAACGGACAACTTCGAGCTGACGCAGCTTCTTGCAACTGCTGAGCATAGTGGTGGGCTGACACCAAGAATTTCTAATCAGATTGTTGGAGATGTTCTTGGGTCGGATATTCCGGAGGTTGCTTCAGAAGTCAATCCTGATCTTCCATTTACTCTCACGATGGAACGTGAAAGAGCTAAGCTCGAGTCTGAGTTTCAACCGCTGGAACAAACTAAGTTCGTTAATAAGTCTGAGGCAACGGATCTGTTTGTGACGATTATCGAGAAGAACAATAAAGATGATTTCCTTTCTGATCGACAACGAGCTACAATTGCAAGGTTTCTACAACAGCTCGCAAGCGAGTAAAATAGGAATAGAGTTGTAAAACGGTTTTACAACTGGAGGTTGGTACATGGCAGCGGCGAGCGAAACGAGAAAAACCATTTCTACTTCTGCTCTTAGTGAAGGTGGGCAAGCATCGCCGGTTCGATTTCCGAATAGTTTCCTTGATGATGAAGACAAGCAACCTGAATTTGCGATGCGAATCACACAAAAGCAAGCTGATAATGCATTTGCTGGTATTAAGAAGGTTTTCATCTCGGACAGGCAGATAGAGAATTCTCATGAAGAACCTCTTTACTTGATGGTTGATAATGATATTGTTGGCGCAGTAAAGTTTGGTTATTCATTTAATATGGATGAGGATACGTTTTCATTAACTAAGTTGCACCATACTGAAGACGAATATAAGAATGACTCATTTGGGTATCGGGTCCAGAATATAGCAAAGTTTGATGTTCCAATTACTGTTCTGTCCCAGTCTGATGATACATTCGTTTCAATTCAATCTAAAACCGTGAAGGGTGTTGTTTCTGATGTACAGATTTGGAAACAGGCTAAGGTAGAGGAACGAATCATTGGGGCTGCAGTGTTAGTTCCTGGCAGGACGGATCTTCACAAAGAAAAATATGATGAAGAGACTGTAAGGAATGCGGCTCATTTCTTTCTTGAGAATTTTCGTAAAGATGATGATCATGGAATTGATGTTGACCATGATGGGATTGTTGATTTTAATTCCATTGTTCCAGTTGAGAGCTATGTTCTTGATAGGGAAATGACATATGAAATTGAGATTCCAGCCATTGACGTAGCGGATTCTGAGACTGAAAAAAGTTCGACGATGAAAACAATTACGTTTCCGAAAGGAACGTGGATTATGTTTGCACGTGTGATTTCTGATACACTTTGGAATAGAGTAAAGCTTGGAGAACTCAAATCGTGGTCGATTGCTGGTCTTGCAACGGTTCGTCAATTGAGTAAGATTTTGAAAGCAGCTTGATAGATTGACTTGCTCAATAGGTTAGAGAGCGGTTATAACTTGTAGGTGGTCTATTATGTCTGAAGAAGTAACTGAGGAAATTGAAGATGAAGCTGAGCGAGAGTTGACGAATATGAGACCTAAGAAGGTTTCACTTGTTGCACTTGGAGCAAATAACGAACAATTTTTTGTTGCCAAATCTGCGAAAGACGAAGGCTCGAAGTCAGCAGCGCTCATTACTGTAACTCAGTTTCTTCAGGCGACTCAAGACAGGGTCAAGGGACTCTCTGATTGGGTTTCCAAAGCAGAGATCGATGATGAGCAGACTGAAGTTCCGGAGGTCATGAAGTCGTCGCTCGCGACGATGAAGAATTCACTGGCTTCTGTAAAGGCAGCGCTCGAGGGGAAAGAAACTCTCACTGAGGTAGCGAAAGTTGCTGGCTCGGTTCGTGATAAGTCAATTACGATTCTCGATGCGCTCGATGGAAAGCTAGTAATGACCATCAAGAGTCTCGAGGAGAGTGATGATGGAACTCTTCCTGTCGATTTCGTAGAGAAGCTTGATACGCTTATCTCGGATTTCGAGTCAGTTCTTGAGAAAGCTGAGGAGATTGAGGATGCAGTTTGGACAACTGCGTTCATCAACGATCTTCCAGATTCGGCTTTTCTTTACATAACCCCTGGAGGGGAAAAGGATTCCGATGGGAAGACGGTTCCGCGCACGAATCGGAAGTTCCCATACAAGGACAAGTCAGGAAATGTTGATCTCCCTCACTTGCGGAATGCTGTTGCGAGAATTCCTCAGTCTAACCTTTCAAAGGATCTGAAGGATCGCTTGCAGGCAAAGGCGAGGAGGATTCTGGCAGAGCATACTGAGAAGTCAGAGGAGGAAACGATGTCCGAAAAGAGCATCGCAGAAGCGATTATGAAGTCCGCTGATAAAGATATCGAGCTTGTTGATGAGGAGGTGAAGAAACAAGTTACTTCCGCAAAAGCAAAGCTGGATGAAGTTCTTGGAGCACTTGCGATTTCACCAGATGATGCTGAACGAATGGATACGTGGGATCTCAGGAGTTCGCTTGCCGAATCTGTTGGAATTCTTATGAGTGCTGCGAAGCTCGAGATGATGCTTGGTTCATCAACTGAAAAGTCGGTTGATGATAAGATTGAAAAGAAGGAGACTGAGATGTCAACAGAAGAGGAGACGACCAAGACGGCGTCGACCGAAGAGGAAGACAAAACGACGGAGAAAGCCGTCGAGGAGACTCCTCAGAAGGAAGACGTTTCACAGGGGACTAATGAGACTCCTGATCTTGCAGCGACTATTGCTGCGGCTATTACTTCTGCTATCAAGCCATTGGCAGAGAAAATTGATGGCGTGACAGAACAAGTGCAGAAGAATGCCGAGCGGGTCAAGGAGACAACTGAGAAGGTAGAGAAGATGGAACGTGCTCGCAATGATGCGAAGGGTGGTGACGTCGAGGAAACCACGAAGATGGCATCGACAAAGGAGCATGGTGAGAGTACATTCGCGAGTATCATGCCTGAACATCTTCGCGGTGAGTTCAGGCATGGTGAAAAAATTGAGGAGTAGCCAGCCGTCGCCTTTGGCTGGGTCGGATATATAAAGAGAGGATTTGAAAGATGACTAAAAGGATGACCAATGAGCAGATCATCGAGAAGGCGGTCGTTACGACAACTGCGCTGGCGACGGCTGGAAAGTTGAGTCCGGTTCAATCTGACCAGTTTATTGATTACGTAATTGATGTCACGATGCTCAAGGGAGCTGTTCGTGTTGTTCGATTCCGTAACGAGACCATGCAGATTGACAAGATTGGTGTTGGTGCTCGTGTTACTGTACCGAAAGCCGAGGCATCGGCTCCACAAGTTCGTCGTGGTGTTACCATCACGAAGATTGAGCTGACTCCGAAGGATCAGATGACTCCATTCGAGATCTCTGACAATTTCCCGGACCAGTCAATTGAAGGTGAGCGAGTCGAAGATACCGTGACGAGGCTCATGGCGACTCAGACTGCGAACGATTTGGAGGAGCTGACCATCAATGGTGACACTCTTGGTCATGCTAGGATCGAGAGTGAGTTGATCAGTGGTGGTCATGCGTCAGATGTTATCAAGGATAGCTTCATGGCGCAGTTCAATGGCTGGTTGCGTGTTGCTGACACTGGGAATGTCTATGATGCAACCGGTTCGGATATCAGCTCAATCATCTTTTCAAGGATGATCAATACTATGCCGGTCAAGTTCCGTAGGGTTCGTCAGAATCTTCGGTTCTTGGCGTCGCTTGACCATGAGCAGCTCTATCGTGAAAAGGTTGGTGCACGGCAGACTCCAGCGGGCGATGCTGCAAATCAGGCTATGGCTCCTATTACTCCTTATGGAGTACCGCTTGTTGGAGTACCACTTCTTTCGGCAGAACCAATCGTTGTTGAGCATGTTACTATTGGTGCTCACTCTGACAGTGTGACCTTGAGGTATAAACCGATTGGTACGACTGTTGTGATTACCACGAGCACTCTCGGTGCAAGTGCTGAGACACCGCTAGTTGAGGATACTGACTATACTATCAATAGGACTACAGGTGTCATTTCGACAACTACTGCTGGCGCATTTGCGAGTGGAACTTTCAAGGTTACCTACTACAGTCAGGGTCAGATGCTTCTCACTGATTACCAGAACTTGATCCTGGCTATTGGTCGGGATATCACTATCGAACGTGATCGAGACATTTTCAAGGGCACTACTCAATTCGCTATCACCACGCGCCTTTCAGTCAACATCGAAGAGGTTACTGCACTTGTGAAGGGTATCAACATTGGCCTCAACTAGTTCTTGTTGTAAAACGGTTTTACAGCTCGATTGGAGGAGGTAATGACTGGTACTAAGAAAAAAAGAGTGCGTAAACCGAAGAAGTCTGCTGATGTTTCGGAGGAAACTTCGACAGTTGACGAAATGGAGAAATCGACAACTGATGATATTGTACCTAATAAGGTTGTCAGTCCATCGAAGGATAAACCTGTTAAAGAAGTTACGTCTCCTGAATCGATGCGAGCAGATGTTACGCTCACTGAATGTGCTTCGTTGACGAAGTATGGTCGTAAGTTCATCAAGGGGCGCACATTTACCGCATTTGGGAAAGAGCAGATTGATTTCTTCAAGGCTGATAATCGGTTTAATGTTGTCGAGAAGTGATTCTTGTTCATTACAAGAACGGCATTACTAGTAAGCTTGATCCAACGGACGAGCTTAGTCTACGCGCGTTAGATTCTCCTAAAGTACAATCTCAGATTCGTAGGGTTGCCATTCTAGATGGGTATGGTCATCGTGTGGATCTCCCTTCTTTCAAAAATGGAATTAATCGGATTTGGATAGAAATCGTAAGAAATGGTGATGAGATTAGAGGTGAACGCATTTGTGTTATGCGTAATAGGGAGATTTTGAAAGTAACGATGTATTATTCTGATGGTCGAGTTGTTCTCGATATGTGATAGGAGTGAACATGCCAGATAAAAAGAAAGATACTCTGTCACCAGTCGAGACTGCATCTATTCTTGGTCGAATAGATGATAGAACTGGACAATTGATCAATATTCACATTCCTAGAGTTGAGAAGATTGCTACTGAATCTAGGAATGAAGTTATTAAACTTGGAACAAGGGTTTCAGTACTTGAGAATATTGAACCTCACGTGTGCGATGAGAAAGTTCGGCAAGCCAGACAGGATGATGATATTGCTGACGCAAAAATTAATAATATTGATCAGAAAGTTCAATTAAAAGGACTACATTTATTTCGGAATTATTTTATTGGAATTATTGCAATGGTTGTTGTTTTGGTTAGTGGATTTGCGATAGTAACTCGTTCGATAGAGGCAACTAATACAACAAATATTGATACCAATAGACATGACATAGAACGACATGAGAAACTTATTCATGAGCTTCCACGGAAAATTGATATCGAGCAGATAGTAAGTAAAAGTGCAAAACAAATTCCAACAAACGTAATTGATGCTCAAAAAGCACTTCCTGAACCTGTTCCTACGGCAGATTCAGTTGAAGATGATTTGGAAGAACTAGTAAGACGTGGGAAGATGAGCAAAATTGAAAATGCGTGGG